CGCCGTAACCAGCGGCAACGGGCGAACCGACTGGTCGACCGCCGGAGGTGAGGTATGAGCCGAGTTGGGACCACTGAAAATACCGTACGGCACGTCCGGGATCAGGACACCTACTACATCGACTGCCGCCTGAGGCCACCGGGATCAAGTGCCCTCCTCGGTAGCAGCGAGACGATCTCGTCGGTCTCGCTGGCCGCGCAATCGAGTAATGTGGCGGATGCCGCGGAACTGACGGTGTCGAACGTCGAGGCCGTATCCTCGGATACGACGGCTCGCGACGGGCACGAGCTCATCGCGGACAAGGCCTTCCAGTTCGAAATATCGGCCGGGCAGAAGCAAGTCACGTACACGTTGACGTTCACGGTCACGACCAACACCGGGAGAGTCATCGGCATCGACCACATTGTCGAGACTCTCGGGGAGAACTGAATCATGCAACGCAAGCACGCCGCAGTCAGTGTCGCATCGTCGGGCGTGAACGCCGTGATCGCGGCCGTTGAAGGCAAGGAAATCAACGTCGTCAACCTCGTCCTGCACGCCGCGGGAGCCGTCACGGTGACGGTCGAGGACACCGACGGGAACGACCTCACGGGGGCCATGACGCTCGGCACGAGCGTGGCCTTCAACTCGAGCGTCGACCCGGCAGGGCATTTCCGCACCCCTGTCGGGAAGGGCATTCAACTCAACCTTGGCGGGGCCGTGCAGGTCTCGGGATTCATTACCTATCTGGAGGCATAGCCTTGGATCAGCGAACGACTGACATTCTGGACGCGGCCACCAACCTGATCGCAGTCCATGACGACTGGGCGAACAACACCGGTTCGGAGATTCCCCCGACCGCGGCCCTCGAAGAAGCGGCCGAGACGTTCATCGACGTCTGCGAAGCCGGGGACATCCCCGGCAGGTGCCGCGAACTTATCGCCCACGCGTGCGCCTTCGCGGGACGCTGGCGGAACTACACGACCGGCGGCTGGCTTCCCAACGGGATGCCGAAGCCCGAGGTCTGGACCGCCCTCGCGAACGTCCGGCACGCCCTCAAGGGGGCCCAGGAATACGAAGCCAAGGAACCCGAGCCGGTCCGGTTGCTCCGGGAGCAGAAAGTCACCGACCACCAGATCGCCTATCACATCTGGGGACACCGGGGGCAGGGGCCGTTCGTGAAGCCCAACGGCTCCCCCGACACCAAGAAACTCGACGAAGAATCGGCCAAGCCTGGCACCCACACGAAAAACTGGGTCCACCCGGAGCAGCAGGAGCGGATGCAGGTCGTCTCCGCGGATGCCCTGAACAAACTCCGGGCGGCGGCTGCGAGCCGCCCGGGCCGGCGAGTCGAAGAGCCGGCGACGATCGAACAGTTGATCGACGACGGCTGCAACGTGGAGCAAATCGCCCAACTCAAACGGGTTACGCCGGAGGAAGTTCGCCGGGTCGCCCGCAAAACCGGACGCACGGTCCCGGAATTGGAAAACGTGAACGCCCTGCGGTCCCCGCATGAGCCAACACACGATCTCGACCACCTGCCGGGTGGTACCACGACGCAACAGCAGCCAAACGATCCCCCTGAAGGTCAGAGTCTCGACGACGTGATCCTGGAAACGTCGGACGAACTCGGGGAGGAAGCCGAGGCGGGCATGATCGCGGAACTCGTGTCTGAGAAGACCGGGGACAAAGTGACCCCGCAGAAGGTCGCTGCCGTGCTGAGGAAGAGTCGGCAGACGGCGTAACGCGGAAGGACAACAGGAGTTGACGACGGATGGCACGGAAGAAAACCACGGCGAAGGACCGAAGGGCGGCCAAGGATCGCCCGTGGGAACCGACGCCGGAGATGCTTGAGCAGTACGCGGACTGGACGCGTGGGCTGACGCTCCGGCAGATCGCGGAGAAGATCGAGGTCTCGAAGTCGGCGGTTCACCAGAACGTGCATAAGGTCCGTGCGTGGCTGATGCCGCGGTACATGGAGCAAATCCGCGAGATCAAGGCGGAGCACCATGACCGGCTGATGGCGATCTATCACGAGGCCATGGACGCGTGGGAGCGGTCGAAGCAGGACGCGGTGGAGAATCGCGCCGGTGTCTCGGGAGACAACGAGGTCGACATCACGGTCACGAAGGGGCAGTGTGGGGATTCGCAGTACCTCGACAAGGCCATGGCGTCACTCGACCGCATTCGGAAAAGCTGGGGGGCAGATGAGCCGATCGAGGTCCGCCACTCCGGCGAGGTTCGGGTCGCCGGCATGAGCAAAGACGCCGCCCGCCGGGAGATGTTCAACCGCATGCAGGCCATGCTGGGGGCTGATCAGAACTGATGGTCGCGACGGTCAAAAGCCCGAGCCAGATCACCGACGCGGTTCTCGACGACCCGCTGTTCCAGGAGTACGCGCAGCAAGCCGAGCAGGGATACTTCCACTTCAAGCCTCGACCGGATCAGCCGCTCCGGTTCGATCAGCAGACCGCGTTCCTCGAATCCAAGACGCAGGGGGTGAAGATTTTGCTCGGCGGTAACGGGGCCGGGACCACCACGACTGGCGTGCATGCCCTATGCGAGTTTATGCTCACGACCCCGCCGCCGCGGCACGACACGCCGATCTGGTTTATCGCCCCGAACCTCGAACAGTGCATGGAGACGGCGTGGAAAGAGAAAATGATTGCACTGGGGCACATGCCGACGTCCGAGGTCGACTGGGATCGGATCGTCTGGTGGAAGCCTCGGAAGAATCTGCCGTTCTCGGTTCCCCTGAAGCCGTGGCCGGACCGTCCAGGCAAGAACTGGTCGATGGAGTTCCGGGGCTGGAAGCAGGGCCGCGAATCGGCTCAGGCTCGCTCGATCGGCGGGTTCATGTTCATCGAACAGGCTCCGTTCGACTTCATTGAGGAAACGCTCCGCGGGTGCCGGGAATACGACTTCGGCGGCAACAAGATCGTCGAGTTCACGCCGGTCGACCCGAACATCGGGACCGAACTCCTCGACATGATCGAGGACAATGACCTACCCCCGGACTGGGAGGTCTATTACCTCAACACTGAATGCGCGATGGAGGCGGGGCACGTCACCGAGTCGTGGTTCAACCAGTTCTTCGCGACGATCCCGAAGGCGATGCGGGAAACCCGAATGACGGGCAAGCTCCCGAAGTGGCAGGGGCTGATCTACGACGACTTCGCGAAGCACATTCACGTCATTCGTGACGACGAGGTACCGTTCTCCCGCGAACAGCAGCACCGCCGGGGGATCGACTGGGGAGCCGGGCCTTCCAACCCGTTCGGAGCCCTGTGGGCTTTCCGAAACAGCGTCGGGCAGTGGTTCGTCTACGACGAGTACAAATCCGCGGAACCTGTCACGGTGCATGAGCACCTGAAGGCGATCATCGGCCGCTGGCCGTGGCCGAAGCAGGCGAACTACGGGAGCACGTACGCGGACCCCTCGGGCGCGGGGTTCATTCGGATCGCGGCGAAGCTCTCGCAGTATTGCCCGGGCTATCCGAACCTGCCATTGGTGGCGGCGTCGAACGACGTGCTGCCGGGCATTGAACACATTCAGTATCTGTTGCAGCTCGACCCGGCGCTCGCGGACGAGGATCACCCCGACGGCCAGCCGCGGCTCTATATCGCGGAGTCGTGCAAGGAACTGATCCGGGAGATTCTGAAATATCGGTGGTATCGGGAGTCCGACGCCGGTGTAAACCCGACCGACGCCAAGGTCGCTCCGGTCAAGAAGGACGATCACCTGGTCGATGCTCTGCGATATCTGTGTTTCACCGAGTCGATGCGTTACGGGGCGGGCCAGCCGGTCTAGCGGGAGTCGATCGACGCTCCCGGCGAGCGTCACGGGGTGAAGCTCGATCGACGCTCGAAGAGCCGATTGTTGCCGGCGGGGAGGGGGACGTGAAAAACAAAGTCGGACTCGCGGATTCACCGGAAGTGCTGATGATGAACGGCAAAGCCTATCAGCCGGTGACTGTGCGGGGGGGGTATGGGTTCGCGGCACCCCGTGTTGGACAAGCATTGAGCACCGCAGAGGGGCGAAAGCTCGTAATCGGACAGTGCGGGTACGAGACTGTTAATGGTGTGACGTACGCAGTCAGCGATGTCGTCGATCATGCGGACAGACCCAAAACGCCGCCAGCACCGCCGCGGAAACGGACGTGCCCGCACTGCGGAAAGGTGATCTAATGCCATCCCCACTCCTCAAAAATCTCGAACGAGCCATTCGGCAGGCCAAGGACATGGAAACGCTCCTGTCTGCGGTCGACGAACTCGAGCGAGCGTCGCGGGGCCGCGGGCCGATGCCGACGGTGGTCCGCGATGCGAAGCGGTACACCCGACGCCGCTGGGTCGATCCTCGCCGCATTGTGGCAGGCATGACCAAGAGGGCCGTCGGGGAACTGATGGATCAGATCGGCCCGCTGGGTTGGGTGCTGAAGGCGATGTTCCGCCCTTCGGGCAACATGATAGCCCGCGAGGTCGAGCGGGAAATCAGTGCCGTGCGTCCGCTCATGGAGGCCCTGAAGGGGCTTCCGATCGGGGGCGGCGACAGGAAGGCCATGAACGAGCAACTGGCCGACTACCTGCGGGAGCAGGGCTTCTCGGTCCAGCCGCCTCAGCCGACTCAACCCCAGTCGCCTCGCCCACAGCCGCAAGCGGAGCCGCCGCGACGTAACCCGAGGACCGGCACCGCTCCCCCGTCCCCGATGGGTTCACCGCTGCCCTCGAACATGGTGGAGGTGCAGGTCGGGGCGAGTCACCGGCGTTTCCGCCAGGACGACCCGATCATCACGGGGCAGATGATCGAAGTCTCGTCGAGTAACGTGCATTCGATCGGGTTCGTCTTCAACTGGGACAACCCGGCAGCGTCGACGCTCAAGGTGCGGTTTTTGCAGAAAGGCAAGGGCGGCGGGAAAACGGCCGGCCCGATGTATTACTACTACGACGTGCATCCCGACTTGTTCCGGGCGTTTCAGGCCGCGGCCTCCAAGGGCAAATTCGTCTGGGACAAGCTCCGCATCCGAGGCACCGTCTCGGGTCATCAGTACCGCTACTCGCTCCGCACCGTCACCGGGGGCTATGTGCCGCGGCGTGCCGTGCGTCGAGCGGACGGCGAGTATTACCAGCAGCGGACCGTGAAGACCCTGAACATCAGGACCGGGAAGATTGAGACTTTACGCTCGCGGTCGACGGCCTACGTGGGGCCATATCGGGGCGAGCCGAACCGGGGTGTGCCGTACAGGGGGCGGGGATGAGTCCCTACTGCGACGACTTCGACGACGGTTTGCCCGAGGTGCTGGTCCCGGCCCGCATTCAGGTCGCCCATAACGTAATGCGCGACTTGAGCTACGCGACTCCGGAGCAGCGGACCGAGGAAGCGATCGACCTGATGAAGACCGCTGCGGCGGAACTGAAGCGGTACATCCAAGGCGATGACGGACAGAACCGAAGGCTCGACGACACGTTCGGACGGAACTGAAGTGATTTGCTACTCCCGCACAACCCGCACCCTCTATCTCGAAGTCTGTAAGGCGGCGTGCTCGTCCATTAAGGCGGCACTCCTGACCGCAGATGGCGTCGAGATCAAAAACGACGGGTTCGTGCATTCCAATTTCTACTTCGCCGACCACTCCCGGATGACGCTGCACCCGCGGCACGTCTTCACGTTCGTCCGCGACCCGCTGGACCGGCTGCTCAGCGCCTTCCGCCAGAAGATTCGGACCGGCCTCGGCAAGCGGCTCAACTGCCCCCTCGAAAAGAACGCAACGGCCGACGAATGGGTCGTGTGGGTCACGTCCCAACCGCCCGACATCGCGAACAAGCACTGGCGACCGCAGACGATCGTGATCAACAATCAGGCCGAGCGATGGGGGCGACCGCAGTTCATCGGCAAATTCGAGTCGCTGGATCGGGACTGGAAGCGATTGCAGCAAAAGACCGGGCTGCCTGACCTCCCGCACCTGAATCCGACACCACGCGAGCCGATGGAACTCTCTCAGCCCTCAACGGAGGCGGTCCAGCGGTACTACGCGGCCGACTATGAGCGGTTCGGCTACGAATTCACCCTTCCCGAATCGGTCGAATGCGGTGACACTGTCGGCGACGACGGAATCTCATCGAACGCCCCCGCACGGAGCCTGTGACGTGCCGTCGTCCCCTGCGCTAGCCTCGTTTCTGCCGACCGGGATTCACTTTGAACGCCCGACCGAACAGCCGATGCCGCACGAGCGGCGCGACGACCCGGCTTTTCAGTCCAAGGGCATGCCGGCCAATTACGGCCGGTTCCCGATGCAACATGCCTACACGTATCAAGGCATCTTCGGCACCTACTCCCGCACCTATCTGGCGTCGGACGAAGCTCTCCGAGATAGCTTCGAAAACGCCCGCTTCATGCGGAACGATCTCGGGATCATGGAGTGCCTCGAAGCCCGGCAGCGGGCCAGTGCTTTGTTGAACTGGCACTTAGAGCCGGAAGACTCGAAATCGGCGAAACAGAAGCAGTTGGCCGACGCCATGACCGCGATCATCGAGCGTATCCCGATGTTCGGCGAGTACCGCCGCGACGCCCTTGAAGCTCTTTGGTACGGGCGATACGGCATTCAGCATTCCTACTCGTGGCAGACGATCCACGGGAAGCGGCGGCACTGCATCGCCCGACAGGGGGACAACTACGGCTGGCGTCCGATCAACGGCGATAAGCTCGTGTGGCGGTATCAATCAGACCCGCGGCAAGGGCACCGCGAGGGTCAGATGGGCATCCGGGTCGGGACGCATTACACAGCAGGGGACCTGATCGACGGCCGCTGGAAGGTCGAGCCGACCGAGCGAGGGCTCGCGTATTTCCTTGAGCCGTGGGAGCGGCAGTACGTGCTCGTCCACCGTCACATGATCGAGGACGGGGAGTACGAAGACCCGCGGAGCGCCGGGCGGATTCACGGGGTCGGCATCCGGTCCCGCATCTATTGGGAGTGGTTCCAGAAACAGGAGACGCTCGGGTTCCTGATGGAGTACCTCGAACGGGCCTCGGGCGGGGTGACGATCTGGGAATACCCGGAAGGGAATCAGGAAGCTCTCGACAAGATCAAGGAGGCCGCTGCGGAGCGGCGCATGGGGGGAAACATCTTCTTCCCGAAGCCAATCGGCGACGACGCCCACGCCTATAGCGTGCAGGTGGTCGAGCCGGGCATGGCGGGGATCGATACGCTCAACAGCCTGCTGCAGGAGTATTTCGGGCACCGGATCAAGCGGTACATCCTCGGGCAGGTACTAACGTCGGAGGCTCAGGCCACAGGACTCGGCTCCGGGGTCGCGGAGGCCCACAAGGACACGTTCCTGCAGATCGTGAAGTACGACGCCACCAACCTCGAAGAGACGATCACCGAGGAACTGGTAAAGGTGCTTCAGGATCAGAACTTTCCCGAGGCCAATGGGGTGCGGCTGCGGTTCGTGCTGGAGACCGAGGAGGATGACGTCGAGGCGAAGCTGAACGCCCTTCGATCCGCTTGGGAGATGGGGCTCAAGATCAAAGAGACGGACGTCTACGAAGCGATTGACGCGTCGGTCCCGAGCGAGGATGACGCGGTGCTGCACAACCAGTCGGCCGGTCAAGACCCGATGGCGATGTCTGGGATGGGAAACCCGTTCGGCGGCATGCCGGGGGGAGAAGAGCCTGAAGGGCAGGCGAACGAGGAAGAAGAGCAACGGGAAGGCCCGGAGCAGTACGTGAAGTGGGAAGAGTCGGCCCACCCGCGGGACTCTGACGGGAAGTTCGCAGTGTCGGAAAGTTCGGATCAAGGCTGGCAGGATCGCCTCAACGAGTTCGCGTCGAGCGCCGCAGGGAACCGGAAACAGCGGATTGACGACGTGGCCCGTTACATGGTCGACACGCTATCCGACGAACAACTGCGAGCGATTTATGACAAGAAGGTGAATATGGGCGGGATTATCAATGAAGCGGTGCATAAAGCGATTAAGACGAAAGGGGGATCGCTATTACACGAACATAACTCGCGCCAATTTAAAGCCTCCATTTTCGAAGATCGGAGAGCGAACGAGCGATGGGAGAAGATTCAGTCGCAAAAAGAGGAAGCTAAAAAACTGCTTACGGATGCCGGTTACAAAGTCGAACGCGACAAGGGCGGTTCAATGTATTTTGTCCGGGGTAATGACCGCGTGCGTGTTAGCGATCATTACGTCCCCGAAACCACCGAGCGATTGCACAACGTCGAGCATGGCGGCTTTTCATGGGCAGGCCGTGGCGTAGTTCTTCCAGTTGATGATTTGGAAAGCGAACTGCAGCCCTATCTCGAAAACGACGAGTATCCGGACGACGAAGACAAAGAGCGGTATCAGCGGGCAAAAGCTCAGTGGGCCAGCAATTACGCTCGCCGAAAGAAAGACGATGAGGGCCAGGGCAAATTCCGCTGGATCACGCTGAACGCGGGCAGCGGTGACGATGGCGACGGTGGTCAGCCGGTCCTGATCGACGATAAAGGCACGATTCAGGGCGGCCGCGGGGTCGCGATTGCGAAGCATCTGGAGGATCACGGCAAGCAGCAAGAGGCGATCAACGTCGTCGACCGGAAGGAGCGTCAGACCGGCAAGGCGGTCCCTGACAGCCACGTTGAAGAGATCGCCCGGATGCTGAAGGTGACGCCCACAGGTTCGGCCGGCGGCGGTGGGCTGTTCGGTGAGGAACTTGAAGAGTCACTGATCGCGGAGCGGGCCGACCTGATGGCGTTTCTGCGTCGGGAAATGAGCAGTGAGGCCCGGACGTTCAAGGATGCGGCTTCCTCGCGCCGACGGGGCAAGCTAGAATCGACCGGCACGAACCGGATCGATACCGAGGGGAACCGCGAGCGAGCCAAAGCCGCTGAAGTCGCACTCTGGGACTTCGACAAGCGGTCCAACGCCGCGGGCGACCTACTGGCCGAGGTGATCAGTGATGCAACGACCGAATACGCAAACGCCCGCACCGGACGCGAGAAGCAACGCATCAAGCGAAGGCTCGCGGCCGAAGTCTCGGAGATACTCGGGCCGGAAACTGACGCCCGAGGACAAGCAGAAGATCAAAGGCGTTTTTCGCGACCTCACGGCCCAAGGCGTTATTCAACCGGAGGACGACGCGGGCTGACGCGGCTGATCAGGCAGGCCCTGAAAGGGGGTGTCTGAGTGCCGAAAACACTTGAGCTACTGACCGGTGCGTCCCCCGCGGTGACCGAGAACATCGATCCCGATCAGGCGGTAAAAGTTGATCGAGCCACACTTCTGCTGTTGACGAAACTGAATGACGCGTTCAAGATTCCGAAACTGCACGGACGAGTCACTCTGGAAATTGACTTCGTCTCCGGCTCAATGATGCAGGTGAGAGCCTCGCTCAACGAGTCGCACAAGGTTTAAGCGAGCGATCCGAAACCGGAAGCCCGCAGTTCCCGCAAGGGGGCTGCGGGCTTTTTTTGTGCCCTGATGACGACCCAGACCCGCCAACCCGACGCCATCAGGCCCGGCGCGAACGAATCGCAGCCGGAGTTCGCGGTACGGTTCCATCAGGCGATGCAGCGAAGCATCCCCGACCCGCACGAGCGGTCGCTGGCGTGCTTCCGGGCGTATGAAGCCGTCCACGGGAAGCCCGAGGCTTTCAAACGGGCAGTCGCGACGTTCCCGCAGTCGCAGTTCGTGCTCCGAATGGCGATCCCGCTGTTCTGCACGCACGAGATCGAAGACGAGCACGGCAAGGAACGGGTCGGGCTGTCACGGCTCAAGCAAATCATCGAATTCAATAACGAGCGGGCCATTGATCGCGACTCGTTCGCCCCGCTGATCGACGGGAAGCACACCCCGAAGCCCGAGGACGCCGAGGACGCCGAGGCTCCCGAGGTGCTCGGGTACGCCGGCAACTATCGGCTCGGCATGATCGGCCGCAGGAATCCGAAGTGGTGCGTCTACTACGACGAGTGGCACCACCGCGAAGATGTCCCCCGGCTCAACAAGCTCCGTCGCCGCTCCGTCGAGTGCTGGGAAGACGGATTAAGCGATCCGATCGCCGCACTCGGGGCCATCACGCCGCGGCTGGAACTCGGCATGGTGCGTTACGCCCGTAATCCCGAGACCGGGCAGCGGGTCCGCAGGTATTCGGCCGCACTCCCGGCCGGTGACAACACGTCCGTCCCCTCGCATGGGGGCAACCGCAAGAACCCCGTTCGAAATCAGAAAGCGCAGAGCATGATCACCGACCAAGACATCGCCAAGATCGTCGACGGTGTGATGAACACCGATGAAATGTCGTGGGTGCGGGAGCAGATGAACTCCGGCCCCGACGGCGCGACCGACGGCCCGGATGAATTCGCCGCGGACGACGAACTCGATGTCGACGACGACCTGGAAGCCGAAGAGTTCGGCGAGGGTATCGACGTCGAAGGCACCGGCGAGGGTATCGACGTCGAAGGCACCGGCGAGGGTATCGACGTCGAAGGCACCGGCGAGAACCCCGACTTCTATGACGAGGAGATGGCCGAGTTCGACGACGATGACCGCGAGGACTACGAGCGGATGTCGGATGACGAGAAGGCCTGTTACCGCAAGGGCTACCGTCGCCGGTCCCGCAAGCAGCGACTCAGTCGCACGCAGTTCAGCCGCAACCGGGGCACGAGCCGCAAGGCCCCGACTAAGCGGGACGGCAAGAGCCCGACGGAATACGCCCGTCTGGAGCGGGAGGTCAAGGAACTCCGCGGTCGCGTCGGCAAAGCCGAGAGCGAGCGTCGGGACTACGCCCGTCGGCAGTCGCTCGCGGAGCTTCAGCACGACGGTTACTCGCTCGACATCGAGGAGGAGATCGCCGACTGCCGCGAGATGACCGACGACCAGTTCGAGGCCCACCGGGCCAAGATCGTGCGGCACTACCAGCGGATGCCGACCAACGGTCGGTTCCTGCACACTGAAGACCTGAAGGTGCCCGCGTCCCGCGACCCGAAGAAGCGGCAGGACTATTCGAGGAAGCGATCGCAGCGGGCGACCCAGATCGCTCTGCGCGATGGCGTCAGCTACGAGCAGGCCCTCGAACAGGCCGCTGCGGAACTCGGCGACGAGTGAGTCTGCCGCGGGTGTGATCGAGTTTCGACGCGACGACGGACTTTGATTTTTTTTACTGCATTGCCTAAACACGGAAAGGGCAACCAATGCACACGCAAGCCAAGGTGATGCGGGCGGGCGGCACGATCCGCACCTCGCGATTCGTCGCCCTCTCGACGACCGAAAACAACACCGTTCTTGAAGCGAACGCCGGCGACAAGATTTTCGGCGTCTCCCGGGAAGGCGGTCGGTCGGCCCCGATCCCGCTCAACACCACCAGTCCGGTCGAAGCGGCTCAGGACGGCGACTCCGTCAACGTCTATCCGCTCGGATGTGAGGCTCTGGTCGAGGCGGGTTCCACGATCACGGTGGGCCAACGCCTCACCAGCAACGACAACGGTGAAGCCGTGCCGCTCACGGCGGACGGCTCTCAGCAGGAGTTCGGCGCGTACGCCCTTGAAGGGGGTGCCGACGGCGAACTGATCAAGGTCTGGCTGATCGGCGGTTCCCACACCGAGCCGACCACCACCACGACGTGATGAGCTGACGAGAGAGCCGCGGGCCACTCCTCGCGGCCGTTGAGTTTTTTTACATCCCGCCGCACAGCGGCACCAGTTTTGAAAGGGCAATGCAATGCCTGCGACATTTCCCGCCGAGAACACCGGCTACGTGCCGAACCACGAGGCGACCGGCAAGTTGGTCGTCGACTACTCCCGCAACGTCAACAGCTTCTCGCTGAACCGGTACGCCCAGATCGTCCCGGTGACCAAGTCGGTCGGGTACTACCTCAAGATGACGGTCGAGGAAGCCGGCCGCATCCTGAACTCAGACCTCGCCGACTTCGTGTGGGCCGACGGCGCTCCCGCTCCGGTCGGGCACGACGGAACCGAGAAGTTCGAGTTCCTCGACTACCGAACCGAGCGGGTGCTGTTTGAGGCGACTCTCGGCTGGAAGACTCACAAGCAGGCCAGTTGGGACATGATCGCCCAGCACCTGCGGATCAAGAGTCAGCAGGCCATGACCGCCCGGACCCAAAAGGCCGTGACGCAGTTGCTCACGACGGGCAACTACGACGCGACCCACCGGTCCGCCGTGTCCTCGATCAGCGGGAACACCGGTACGTGGTCCGCGTCCACGACCGCCCGCCAGGACATCAAGCGGTCGATCCACCACGCGCAGGAACTGATCATGCGGGACACGCTCGCGGCGGTCGACCCGAGCGATTTCCGGCTGGTCATCAACCCCGATGATGCGAAGTCGCTCAGCGTCTCTCAGGAGATCGTCGACTACATCAAGGGGTCGCCCGAAGCTCTCGCTCAGGTCCGGGGGGAACTCCCCGGCAAGAACGTGATCTTCGGCCTGCCGGACCGGCTGTACGGCGTCGAACTGGAAGTAGAGCGAACCTACAAGGTCACGACCCGCAAGGGTGCCTCCTCGACGACCAAGGCCCCCGTGCTGACGCAGGGCAACGCGATCCTGCTCAGTCGCCCGGGGCAACTCGAAGGCGTCGCCGACTCCCCGAGTTTCTCGACGCTGTCGCTCTTCATGTACGAAGAAATGACCGTCGAGCAGCGGGACGACGCCGACAACCGCCGGACGCAGTGCCGCGTCGTCGAGGATTACGACGTCGTGATGACCGCCCCGGCGACGGCGTTTCTGTTCCAGTCGATCGCGTGATCCGTCGTCGCACCGTCCGCGGGGTGATTCGGCTCCAAGTCAGTCGCCCTGCGGCGGTCACGGCGTTTTCTGGTGACACATGGCCTACGCTTCCTCCACCGATCTCACGGCCCGCTATGACGAGCGCGACATCGCCGATCTCGCGTCCGATAGCGGCACGCCCGAATCGGACCTCGCGAATAGCGCGATCGTGCAGGCCGCACTGGATGACGCATCGGGAGACGTAGACGCCGCTCTGCTCAAAGGGGGCCGGTACACGGCCACCCAGCTATCAGGGCTGACCGGCAACTCCCTCGCGAAGCTCAAACGGATCACGTGCGAGATCGCGATGCACTACCTGATGGAGCGTCGGCCCGATTTCAGCCCCGAGCGAGCCGAGCAACTTGAGATTCGGCGGAAGCGGCACCTTGAACGGCTCCGGAAGGGTGAGGACGTGTTTGGGCTCGACCCGGCGATCGAAGCTGGAGCCCCGAGCCATCAGGAACTGACGACGGCCGACTACCAGAACCTCAATTTCACGCGCGACCACGTCCAGCACTACTACCCGGATCGTCGCATCCCGAATCTATAAGGATCACCCGGCATGTCCCGCATCGTGAACGTCTCCGGGGCGACACTGATCTACGTCGACACCGGTTCGGCCAATGCGCTCGAAGGCCTCGGCTACAGCGTCAACGGCGTCGAGGTCGAACTCCGGGGCTACTTCGGCGACGTTCCGGGCGATGAGCACGGCGGGGATCAGGGTCCGCCGATCGACGTGCAGTATTTCGGCGAGATCGCGATCGTGCGGTTCGAAATGTCGAAGTACGACTCCGCGATCGCCGCGAAGTGCGAACCGCGACTCCTCGGGGGCACGGCAGGGCAACCCGGCGCTTCCGGCACCCTGATGTTCGGGGACGAGAAGGTCTACCGGCTGCTGCTCTACAACACGGGCGGACCGCTCAACTTCCCGCGTGCGTTCCCGCGAGGCTCGATCGAGGTCAACAAAGGAACTGTATTCTCCCGCTACCGGATGGAGTGGGAGTGCCACAAAGATGCGTCCGGGGTGCTGTTCAACGCGAGCACGACCGGCGTGACGACGACCTGACGACGGAGAACCGATGCTGCTCTCGTGGTACTGGCGCTGGCGACGGCTCAGAAGCCGGGCGATTTTCCTGTATTTCGACGGGCGGTGGATTCGCCGCGCCGACCCGATCGTGATCGACCGCAGACTTCGCGAAGATGATCAGTGGTCGTGGATCGACGACACGCGCACGATCGGCACCTCGATCGACGGGCTGCCCGATGACGGCGGGATCGGCAAGGAGATCGAAGCCGCCCAGCAGCGGATCGTCAAGGCGGTGCGTCGAGCGTTCAGCTTGCCATCGTTCGAACAAGGTGGGCTGGGGGAACAGGAGTGTCTGGCCTTGCTGGCGACGTTCGAAGACTGGACCGAGGCGCTAAAAAAAAATGGCGGACCGCATCCGACCTCGCCGCAGAGTACGGGTACGAAGCCGCACGAGATGCTCGAGCAGGCGGCTCGCGATATGAGGCAGTCTGCGGGCTGTACTTCAACCGAGAGCGACAGTTGATGCGTCGGGCCGCGGGGTCGTGGCTCGGTGCCCTGACGGCTGAGTCGGGACCGATTTACCCGCTCTTCGATGCGATTTCCGACAGTCCGGTCGAGGCCCGGCGGGAGTTCGGCCAGTACGAGGCCTCGCGTCAGTTGGCAATGAGGGAGTAACCGATGGCCGCACCGATCATCGCAGCGATTGCCCGAGGGCTGGCGACGGCCGGTCGCGCAATCGCTGCGGGCGGTGGTCGGGCAGCCGCGGGAGCGGGGCGTGCGGCAGGGTCCGCAGGCAGGGGAGCGGCCAAGGCTCCCAAGGGGTCGGGGTCCAGGTGGCGCGACATGGCCGGTCGGGCACTGGAGGGTTACGAGGCCTCCCGGACGGTGCGTGACCTGTTCGGGGGGCAGAAGCAGCAACCGGCCCAGCAGGAGAAGCCTCGCGTCGAGGGTCCGCGTCTCAGCCCGTCCGAGTTGATGTCCATGATGGGGAAGGGCCGGGACGAGATCGATCAGGCGCAGGACGATCGCCGACAGCAGTACGAAGAGCAGCAGGTCCACGACGAGTTGATCCGTCGTCAGGAAGAACAGGCACAAGTATTCCAGACAACGGCCGAAATAGCGGGCCGCTGGGGGGCAAAGCTCGCTGCGGTCACGACCGTGGGGCTGGCCGGCTTCAACATGGCGTTAGATCGGATCACCCGGGCGTTCGCGGAAACGCGACGGGAATTGTCGATCAACGCCGCCATCGGCAGTCAGTTCGCACAGTTGGACATCGCACGGTTCCAGAACACGATGCGGGTTGCATCGGGCACCCAAGGGTCGACCTCAGCACTCATCCGAGCCCAGCGGGAGTACGAGCGAAATCGGGTCGACAATCGGCAGGACTACACCCGCATCGGCAATGCGATCGGAATCGTCACTGTCAAAATTGCAGGCCTGCTCGACAAAGCCGAAGACGCCGTGATGGAGCTGACCGGAATCCGCGGCTGGCTTGCGGCGTGGGAGGCCAAGCAGGGTGACGGCGACGATTACTTTACCAACGTCGATGCGATCCGAAAGCGATTCGGGCAGGAGAACTGGAAGAACCACGGACCGCAGCACCGCCCCCCACTCCCGCCGCTTGGAGGTGACTGATGGCCGCCGGGCAAACAATCGTCGAGTATGGCGACGTCGAAATCTTCTCATGCCACACGCAGCGGTTCGTTCAGGAGGTCGTGCAGGATGAGAGTGCGACCGACCTGATGTATGTTCGCACGACCGTGGAAGTCTCCGGGATACTACACGGCAGGAGTATTTCCGCTCTCGATACGTCGCTGGGGCGAGGAGTCGGGGATGCCGCGACTTCGGCGGAACGAAACGCCACGAGTTTGCTTCCGCCCCGGCAACGCTTCCGCATGCGGTTCGGGGCCGACGCCGATGGCGATGGCGGCACGGCGATCATCGACATTTCACCGGTGTCGTCGATCTACGACGACAATCCGGTGGTCGGGTATGACGTCAACGGCGGGCCGAAATGCACGCGATTCGAACTGAGCCACTTCGCGAACAACACAGCGTTTCGAGTGACGGCCGCGTTCGAAATCTGCTCGGTACCGTGCGCGAACTTTGATCAGCAGTCCAAGGGGGTGCTGAGTAACCGATGGTCTGTGCTCGACGAGGTTGATCAGAACTTCCGAACGACACGCACCTACCAGGGCCGTCTCGTCACGACCGGCCAGATTTACCCGCACGAACTACGGAACTATGTGGTCCCGAGCTTGCAGCCCGGCCTGAGGCGAGAGCGAATGTCGTTCGTCGTCGACAAGTCGGGACGCGCGATGGATTACACGATCGTCGACGTCGAGGCGATGTATTCGCCCCCCAGCCCGGCGACGAATTGGTCGCTCTCCATGACGGTCGAGACTGCCGACGACAAAAACATCGGGGCCAGCTGCTCGGTCATGGTCGAGGGGGATCGAAACGCAACTCCGCGGCAGTTGATCGCGCTGGCGATTCGGGTGCTCGATGCGAAGTTGATCGGAATTCCGTTCGCCGTCCCGGAGCAGCGGCAAAAGCGACTCAAGGTCGAGCACTACTCGATCACCGAAGAGCAGTCGCCATCGGCCAACCGAGTCTTGGCATTCGGACGAATCAGCAGCACGGTCTCGGTCACGGATTTGACCGAAGACGGGATTCAGCAACGGCTCATGGCGATCAACTCTTTCGGGAAGCCCCTCGATAAAACGACTTATCCGAACCTGTTCCCGAACTACGACAGCAACCGGTCACGAGGGTCACGCGAAGGCGACGAGATTGAAACGCAGGGTCCGATTTCACCGGTTGGCATCTTTTCTGTCTACCTGCAGACGCCATGCAACGATGAGCATCAAATCGGAACTAGTGACTTTACTGCGGAATCGGAAAGCGATCAGCCGGACTCCCGTGCGGAAGTGGAGGTGCGACAGGTCGAGTCGCTGTCGGATCAGCCGGTCGAATACCTGAGTCCCGCGTACGAGTTAGGTGCCTACGAGTATTGGCAACTCGACTCGAAGTACGTCACGAACCGGATGGTGGCCCAACTCCCGGTGGCCGCGTCAAATCTGTCGAGCGACGAAAATACGTCGGTCGTGGTTTCGTTGGGCCGCGCGACATCAAAGCGAATCGTCAGGGCACGCGGTGAGCGAATCTCGGCACCGCCTGAGATGCCGTCGGGCCTCGCAGAAGTCGACGCCAACGGCATTGCCTACGTGCCGCTGCGACAGATCGTGCAGACGCAAACTCCGCCGCGAACGCTCAGCCTGCAAAAGCTCTACGTGGTCGATGTCGAATATCATCAGGCAATGAGCCGCCCGCTCGTTACCCAAGGGGACCAGATCGCGATCGGCCGCAACCCGTACGACAACGACGGGGACCAGTCAATTGCGGCGGACACCGTGATCCGCCAGGCATGATCAGCGGCCAAATTTAATGTCTGCCCACTTGCTCGACTGCTTCAGCGTCCATGCCTCGATCGGCTCGTCCGGTCGATACCAGAAGATGCGGTCGAAAAGTTGGGTGGCACCCTCATCGTTGTCCGTACGGTATTTGAGCCGCAATTCCGCGTACTCATTGTTGTCGCCTGAACGGTTCGAATCGTACCACCGCACCTCTTCCCACTCGCCGGTATTCGTATTCTCGCGGAGCCACGCCCGCACGGCCTCCCGCTCGACGTGGTCCGGCTCCTCGGCAACGCGAGGCAGGGGTGGCACCAGACTATTCCGGGTCGCCACGGCAGCCACAGAGGCCGCCACCACCAGCGCCACCACAGCCGATCCGACAATGATCGGGGAGCTCGATTTCCGTCGTCTCATCGCTTCAGTCTCCCGCGAGGCTCGCTCCTGACCCGTAAAGCGTAAGCCGAACCCCACGCTCAACGCAATTCCGGGCTTGGCAAACCGCCCACCAGCGGGAATACTGGGGTCCCAGCGAGCGATCCGAAACCGGAAGCCCGCCGATGACGCACCCGCGTTGTCGGCGGGCTTTTTCGTTTGAGGCCGGCGATGGCGGTCAACCTTTACGACTCAGGAAACGGCGACGGCCTGTTCGACGTGCTGGGCAAGGCCTTTCACGCTCAAGCCACCGTCCTGACCGCTCACGCCATCACGGTCCCGGCTCAGGTCACCGACGTCTTCACGCAGCTCGCGAACACGACCGAAGACAACGACACCGAGCGACTCGCGGGTCAGCTCGCCACCGCGGCCGAGTCCCACAAATCCGCCGGCAACTCGATCCTGACCGCCCTGCAAACGTTCGCCACCGGCTACCTGCAAAAAATCGTCGATGACGACGCCGATCTCCGGCAGGTGACCGAGCGGGAGGCGCTCGAGGAATTGATCGAGCAGATGGAGTCCAACAGCGACTCACTCGACGCCTCGGCTGTCGCGGAAACTGTCACCGAGGGCGGGTCCAATCAGGGGGGAGGCAAGGTCGTCGCGACTGTCACAGATGGACTCGCCCGCACCCGCGTACTATCCCTCGCGGAAACGATCAGCGGTCGCGTGCTTGCATCAGGGCAGGTGCAGTTCACGTCTTCGAACAGTGAGCAGCCGCTTTCGGTCGACTGGCCGGGGGGGTCCGGCATTCGGTCCAACCGATCCTTCGCCGCGCCGGGGGGATTGCTCTCGAACGGCGGTCTCGACGACGAAGACGACAACACCGACGTCCCTGACGACTGGATCGTCTCCACCGGAACGGTCGGCACGACGCTCAAGATGACCGACCTCGAAATCCAGACGGTCGTGATCTCGGGAAGCCCGACCGGCGGGTTCTACAACCTGAAGTGGTCCGACGGTTCTTACACCTATTCGACAGGGCCGCTCGCGTACAACGCAGGACAGTCCACAGTGCAGACGGCTCTACGACTGATTCCCGGCCTCGCGAACGTCACGGTCGGTACCACGGGCACGGCCCCGAACTACACCCACACGATCACGTTCAACGGACAGGGCGGAAACGTCGCTCAACTGACCTCGGACGACTTCCTCACCGGGGGCACGCCGAACATCGCTCACGCGACCACTTCGGCCGGGTCCGCGAACGTCTACAGCGATGGCAAGGCCCTCGAATTCGATTCGAACGGCTCCGAGACGACCACGATTCAGCAGTCGGTCACGCTGCAACCGGAAACCGCCTACGCGGTCGGGCTGTTCATGCTCGCGGACGTGGTTCCCGCGGCCGGGGTGATCACGGTCGACCTGGTGGATGGGATCGGCGGGACTGTGATTCAGGACGCCGCCGGGAACAACAACAGCTTCACGATCGACTGCACGGGCCTCACGACCTCATTTCAGTGGATCGAGGACATCGCGGGGAGCGATCCGATCTTCCGCACTCCGGCGGTGCTGCCCCCGGCGATCTACTTCCGCATCCGGATCAGCACGGCCGTTTCGAGCGGCACCAGCGTCTTTCTCGATCACGTCTGCCTACAGGCGATGAGCGAGCTCTACCGAGGCGGGCCGCTCGTGGCCTGCTTCGCCACTGATACCGACCCGGTGAGCGACGACACGTTCGACATCGCGGTCACGAATGATCGGGCCGGGCTGCTGCATGAATGGCTCGACCGCAACTTTGACCTCAGGGGCAAGGGGTTGATCTTCCCGGTGGATGCCGGCGGATCGGAAACCGTACCCGATACCGTGGTGGGATAATGGATATTTTTAATGCCATCAAGCGGGCCTTGCGTGGCCAGCGACGATACGCCAAACGCGACGGATGGGTCACGCTCAACGCGAATAGCGGCGACTCCGGTGACGGAGGGACGCCAGTTTATTTAGAGGGCGGCACGATCACCAAAGGCCCGCAGAATCTTGCGGGTAAGGATATCGGCAAACTGCGCAAGCCGTCTCGCGTTTCCAGACTGCGCGGCCGCAAGCGTCGACATTCCCGGTCGGATGACTCACTTCACGCCGCGATCAAACAGGCGTTGTGCCCGCAACCCGCGCGGTACGAGAAGTTCGAAGAAGACAAGCACCCGCGCGATGATGACGGGAAATTCACGAGCGGAGGAGGAGCGGGCAAGTCCACAGCCACGTCCAAGTCTAAGTCTAAGTCCAAGGCCACCGGGCGGGACACGCTCAAAGACTCTAAGCGGAGCGGGACCGGAACGGCTTCGTTCGTCATGTTCCGCGACGGATCGCAGGTGCCCGAAAAGTACCGAGAGCTGAGGATTCCGCCGAAATGGACAAACGTGCGAATCTACACTGACCCCAACGCTGATCTTCAGGCGACTGGCGTGGATGCCAAGGGGCGAACGCAGCCGATCTACTCAAAAGATTTCACGATGAGGCAAGCGGCAAAGAAGTTCCGGCGCATCCGCGATTTACAACGCCGTGTTCCGCACATCGACGATCAGCTAGCCGCAGACCGTGAGTCGGAAGACCCCCGTATCCGCGATGCCGCATCCGTGCTGTCGCTGATTCGAGCCTACGGATTGCGGCCCGGCAGCAAGCGGGACACCGGGGCGAAAACGCAGGCTTACGGCGCGACGACATTACGGTCGGAACATGTTCACATAGACAACACGGGCGTACGGTTGAAATTTATTGGCAAAAAGGGTGTTCCGCTCGATATTCCGATCACCGACAGAGCCATCGCGGCGGATCTTTCCGAGCGGGCGAAAACGCCGGGCCCATTGTTTAAGACATCCGACGCCGCCCTGAGAAAATACACGAAAAGCGTCGCAGGGGCGGATTTCAAGACCAAAGACTTCCGGACCTTAAAAGGTACAGCATTGGCGCTGGAAGCTGTAGAGAAATCGGGTGACTGTTGTGGTACAATGAAGGACTATAAGGCCCGTGTGACCCAGGTCGCGCGGGTGGTGTCGCGGGCATTAGGAAACCAGCCGGAGGTAGCGCTGCAATCCTATATCGACCCGACCGTGTTCAGCCGCTGGAGCAAGCCCGATGAGTGACGACGCGATGAGTGAGTTTGTGGAAACGGTGCATTTCGGGGCGGTCGGCAAGCCGCTTCCGCCGATCACGGGGGAAGACGACGACCCGGACGATGAGGAGTTGGAGCAAACACCGGAGTACGTGGTGCGAATACTGGGCTTCGACCCGAAGGAACTGAACGACTCGAAGTAATGGACCGCCGGGGGTCGGCAAGGGGATCGCGCCGCGAGGCTGACAACCTCGATTCGCTACGACGCTTTCACCAGCAAACACCGGATGACTTCGGGGTAAAGGCCCGACCGGTATCGGGAGTCCGGGCAGCGCAACGGCCGCCTCCGCATGCCTCACCCGCGGCATGTTGCCAACCACCGACGCGGGTTTTCTGACACTCATTCGAAAGGCTTCCAAGATGGCTGACATGACGCCGACGCAGGCAATGGCGAACGCTCCGACCTCCACGGAGAAGACGGCATTGCTCGTCGATATGGACGCGATGGTGTCCGAACTCGGAACCGCGGCCTCGGGCGGTGCGTTCTCCGACAACGTGAAGGAGCAACTTGAGTCCGAGTTCGTCGACTGGTGCGAGCGGGTTGCCTCCAACATGACGGATCACACTGACTGATGCTCGGCTCAGGCACGGAAGCGATCGCGACGACGCAGGCGGTCATCCTGGACCGCGTGAGGGATCGACTTATCGCCGCATGCGATGCGATCACGGCCAGTCTGATTCACGTCTCCGACGACCCGGAGCCGCCGCCGGGCTGGGACGGAGAACTGGTCGTGATTGTCTCGCAGGGCGACGGCGTGTTCCCAGCAGAGCATCCGATCGGGGCCGGGGCCGACGAACTGCATGAGCAGGCCACGGTTTCGGTGCAAATCTTCAAGCGGTCGTGGATCGACCGGCACGGGGAGTACGAGAAGTCGCTCACGGACGCGAACGCGAGCGCACCGGGCCTGCTGCTGATGAAGCATCAGATTCTGAAGGCCCTCGCGGGTCACGCTCTGCTTGATGAGAGCGGGAATCTGCTGGTCACGGAATACATCCGCCCTGCGTCGTCGAATGCTCCGATGCGGGATCGTTATCGGCAGCAGGGCAAGCCTCGGGCGGACCTGCAACTGGTGTTTGAGACCAATTTCGTCTGGGACTTGTCGTGATTCGGTACGCCGGAGTCGACCTGCTGCTGCCTGACGCGGCCCTGATGGGTCACGTTCAGAGCTTTCTTGCGCAGGATCGGTCCCGCATCTTCGGCCGAGGGCATGCGTGGTGGAACGAAGGCCGGGCCGACGCGAATGAGGACTCGACGTATCAGGGCGTCGGCCTGCCTGATTTCAACTGGCCCGACCTGCCTGACGCGAAGCTCAATCAACTCGTCTGGCCGACCGGGGCGTCCCGATGGGCGTACGGCCTATTCCTGGTTGACCGGGCGAAACTCGACGCCATCCTCGCGGCGGTTCGGCCCGACAGTCAGGCGTCGTCATGGTCGGCAGGAACACTCGAGATCGGAGACTCCGATCAGGCGGCATCGTCCGACGCCGGCAACGGGTGGTTCGTCGACCCTTCGGGTGTCTGTTCACTCGCGGCCCCGATGTGGATGCTCCCGCCCCGGCCGGTCAGCCGCATGGACGGCGAGAACGATGCGTGGCTGCTCCCGCTGGTCGACGAACGCTGGCACTGGCAATACCGGAGTCTTGCGACCTTCGAGCCGGAGACGTGGGAGGACGCGATTTCCACGATCGCGACCGCGCTGGGCGTCACCATCACCCACCCGGAAATCTCCTGCGCGTACTGCGAACCGAATCGACGGGAGCTCAGCCGGTCGTACGAAAACCCGGCCGCAATGCTCGACGTGGTGGCCGCGAACATCGGATGCCGGGCCGTCGTCGACCTCGACGGGGATGTCACCCTGTTGTCGGTCGAGAGGTCCGACGACCGGCTCACGAATAACCGGCAAACGGTGCCGATCGATCACGTCTGGCATCGCTCGGCGGGTGGCCACTTCGAAGACATCGCGATCAACGGCACGCTGCCCGAGAACGTCCGGCTGGTGTTTCACGACATCCCGCAGCCGAGCCAGTCAAGCGGTTCGGCCACCGGCATCATCGACAACCCCTATACCGATTTCGCGGGCGAGGACGATTTTCCCGACACACCGACGAGATCGGGCGACATCGCGGTCATTCACGACGCGGCCTCAAAGGTCGGGGAGCGGTCGGCGAGTCTCGCCTGCCGCGTGACCGAGGACTGGTACGGCTGGCGTATCCGAGCTTACGACGCGACGTTCGCCGGGGTCAAAAAATGGCTCCCGACCGGCTTTGATGACTGCTACGTCGTCCGACACGAACCGATGCCGGACGGAACCCCGGCCCTCACGTCTCGCGTCTGGTCCCTGCCGCCGAATTTCGGCCCGGCCGAACTGCATCATTATTGCGAGACGACCACGACAGAAGACCCGGGCACGACGACCGAAGAGCCGAGCACGACCACCACCGACGAGCCCGCCGTCACGACTCCCGACCCAAACACCGAGAGCGGCTGTAGCGGCTCGTGTGAATGGACCTGGGATGCCGGGGGCGAAGTCTGGAATCTGACCTCGGACGGCTGCTCGGATGTAAGCACCACGACAAGCACCTCGACGACCTCGACCACGACATCCACCAGCACCACGACTTCGACCTCGACCACGACGACTGAGTGCCCGTGTGAGTGCGCGAGTTGCACCTCGACCACGACCGCGGAACCGACCACGACGACCGAGGAGCCGACCACGACAACACCGCCGCCGTGCGAGTGTCTTTATCCGAGCGAGTGCGGCACCGAGGACGAGGAGGTGATCGTCACGTTCTGTTCGTCGGGATCAAACGATCACCCCGACGAGTGCCCCGGAACCACGACGACGACGTGCGACTGCAACACGACCACGACCTGCCCCCCCGAGCCGGAATGTACCGACTGCCTCTGGGCGGTGCTCGTACCGGGCGGGCCTTGGGTGAAGCTCGAAGACGGCTGTCTCGGCAACTGCTCGTGCTCGGCTCCGACGGTCGTGACGCCAGACGTGTGCGGCACCTACACGACCAACTGTAACCGGACGCCGTCGCCGGGTTGTCCCGACTCGATCCCATGCACCGGCGGTTGCGTTTACTGGTGGGTCGACATCGGCGGAACGTCTTATTGGCGTTTGGTTTCGGAGAACTGTGCCGACAACGCCCGCAATGTCTACCGGGAAGACGCCTGCAGCGGCGACTCCGAGTGCATCGTCGAATCGTTCTCGTGTTTCTGTCAGCCGCCCTCCGAAGACGGTGATGCGTGCGAGCCGGTGACGACCGTCTGCGTCGCGCCCAGGAGCCGCCCGACCTCCGACCCGTGCGACGACTGCTATACCACCACGACGTCGACCACAACAACGTCGACGACGTCGACCACAACAACGACAACGACGCCGGAGCCATGCTGCGATCGCTTCGCCGATCATCCCTTCATCGAAGTCTGTGGCGACACTCTCAATCTGACCGAGGTCGCGTCAGAAGGGACGACGACCTGCTACCAGTACAGCGGGAAGATTTCGTGCGTCTCCGGCGGCGGCTTGGCTCAGGACGACATCACGGTCGATATCTGCTGCGACTCTTCTCAAAGCGACTGCGACGCCTTCAGTATCGACTTAAATTATCCGTGCGGTGACCCCGACGACTTCGGCGGCGTCGTGATTCAGTGCTTCTGCGGGAACAACGCCGACGCTCCCGGTGATGACACAATCAGCTTTAATTGGCAGCCCGACCTGACGCCTGACACGAGTGGCTGCAACTGTTGCAGCGATCCGCCGACGACGACTACGTCGACGACGACATCCACTACAACAACATCAACGTCAACAACTACAACGACGACGACTACAACGACGACGACAGCCGGTCCTGCGCCAGAAATAAACTGCAATGCCTGTGGTGATGTGGTGCAGTATTGGGATATCGATATATCAGGACTGGCGGCTGGGTCGTCTTGTGACTCGACAGCGGCGGGGAACATAACGTCGGCCTCACCCATCACAATAAGTTTCAACACTGGCAACTCAGATGCGACTCAGTGCTATTGGGACGAGAACCCCTCGTTTGGGAATAGTGGTATTTGTGAGATAAATGCCATCGATATGTTTGCGCTGCCTGCTCACGGCTACGCTGAGTTGCACCTCAGTTCCGCCAGCCCATTTAGCGATGCGTACTACACAAGCTACAGTGCCAACTGTGCGGCGTTGTCTTCAGGGCTTACTATGAATCTTGTTTCACAGACCGATCCAAACTACACCTGGCCGTCTAGTCTTACACTATCACCGGGAAGTGGCCCATGACAGACTCACAGAAAATTCTTGTTGCTATCTCTGTTGTGGTGGTTGCCACAGTCAGCCACGTGCTGTTCAGGGTGTTTTTAACACCGTTGTATGATGTGCCGGGCATCAAAATTAACGGGGTACAGAGTTACATGGAACGAAGATCCCTTGAACAGGAACTAGAGGAAGCAGCCAAAGAGGAGCAGTGGATGCTTGAACCGTTTGGCTTTGAGGATCCTCGACATGGCAGTGCCGCACACTAGATACCTGATCGGCTGCAACGCCCGCTCAGGATCAACGTGGTTATGCACTTTGCTGCGGTCGCTGGGCCCGGCCGCGGGGACGCCTCACGAAATCCCGGGACATTATCTTCGACTCTCGCCTCCTCTTCCTTGGGCAGACGAAACACAAGAAAAGCCAAGGAAGGTAGGAAGATTCCACTACGACTTAATGACGCGACATCATGTAGGAGTATGGGGAGCGAAACTGACTAGCCCAGCAGTATTGCGTGGTATTGTTTCTTTGAACGACATCGGATTCACGCATTGTATTTGGCTCGATCGTGATCCGATTGCTTCCGCAGTATCTCACTTCATCGCAAACGCCACAGGCCGATTCAGCGAGACATCACTAGGGACTCCACAACGACAGTGGTCATTGCGACGCTTTGAGGAACTCGACTTCAATTTTGAATCCATCCATTCACTTGTTACTCAGAAAGCGGAGAACAGGAAAACCCTTCAGGAGTTCTGTGAAGCGAACAATCGCTCATTGTCACTGTCCTATGAAAATCTGTGTGAAAACACTCGCGACCACGTCCATTCTATTGTGAAATTTATCGGTGTGGATGAATCGCATGTCGACTGGTCAAATTTTGGAAGTGCGTTACAAGTTCAACGCACGCAAAAGAATACTGACTTTGTTGAACAGTACAAAGCGGAACTAGCAAATCGAAACATCTCGTCTCGTCAATAACGGCACACGATGAGCAAGCCCAAACTCACAATCGGGATGGCGACGTTCGATGACTTTCACGGCGTGTATTTCACCGTGCAGTCAATCCGGCGTGATTTGATTAAGGGCGGGCAACTCGACCCCCGCGAGGTCGAACTTGTCGTGATCGACAACGCCCCCGGCTCACCATCGGGTCAGGCCGTCGAGCGAATTATCAAGGGCCGGGCCGGCGTCGGGATGGCGGGGGCGAAATACATCCCGATGACCGACCCCATCGGAACCAGTCCATCACGCGACCGCATTTTTAGGGAAGCGTCGGGCGAATACGTGCTCGTGCTCGACAGCCACGTCCTTTTGATGCCGGGGGCATTGACGGCGCTTGGCGACTATATCCGATCGGGAACTGACGACCTGATCCAAGGGCCGCTTTGGTACGACACGCTCGACAACTCGGCGACGCACTTCGCGAACGTGTGGCGCGGCGAAATGTGGGGCGTCTGGTCGAGTGCGTGGGCAACGCCGGACGGTCTGATCAAGTTCGACGTGGAGCAATGGGACGGCGGCATTGCTGTTGCCAAGTCGCTCGATATGGGGCGGCAGACGCTCGACTGCATCCCGGAAATGCCATACGCCGGGCACCAGCGGAAGCTGCGGGCACTCGGCTATCACGACCTCGCAGCGGGCGAGGAGCCGTTCGAGATACCGGGTCAAGGTCTCGGGCTGTTTTGCGCGAAGCGGGAATCGTGGCTCGGCTTCAATCCTCACGCCCGGGCTTTCGGCGGCGAGGAAATGTATATCCACCAGAAGTACCGGGACCACGGGCGCCGCGCGATCTGCCTGCCGCAACTGGGATGGATTCACCGGTTTGGCGACGTGCTGGGCCGGACCGTAAAGCCCCCGCTGACCTACTTCCACAAGGTTCGCAACTACGTTCTTGAGTTTCAGGAAATGGGCTGGGACTTGGCCCCCGTGCATCGGCATTTTGTCGCCGAGGGCAAGATGAACGAACCGGAGTGGGAGTATCTGGTCGCCGATCCAGTGAGCCGCGATGCCGGTCTCGGAAAACAGAAGTGCGGCGGGTGCGGATCAAAGAAACCTGAGGGGAACGGCAACCCTGCGGGCGGGATCCGCAAGGCCGAGCCGGATCCGACCCTACCCTCGGTGATTGATTTCACCGGACACGAACACGTCCTTGAAGTTGTGAAGCTCACGCCGCGGGAGTTGGGACCGTTTATCGAGGAAATTGCGAAGCTCACTGACGGACTCGGAACAGTCGTCGAAATCGGGCGGCAGTGGGAATCGACGGCGGCGCTCGCGTGCGGTCGACCCGGCAAGGTCGTGAGCTACGGCAACGAACGTAACGAGACGCTGGCCCGGGCAATCGGAACAGTGCGATCGACGACGAAGGTGATTCGCCGCTCCGTCAATCCGGACGACGTCGATGCGGTCGAGGAGTGCGACCTGCTGCTACTGCACCGCGAGGGGACGGTCGAGGAGTTGCGGCAACTGATCGAGAAGCACGCCGGCCGGTCGACGCGGTATATCGCTCTCGCGGGGACGAACCGGCAGGGGATGCGTGAGGCGATGCCGTTCTTTCTTGTCGCCAACCGCCGGTGGACGGTTCTCAGCCACAACAACGACGGGATCGGTTTCACGCTGCTCGGGTGCCGCGATGAAGACAAGCCGAAACTGCCGAGCAAAATCACGATGGCGAAGAACTTCGCGTTGGCACTCGTCGGCTACGTCGGTGATGGCCTGAAAAAGTCGTCGCCCGAACTGCTGAGGCAGCGACTCGAAATCTGCACGGTCTGCCCGATGCGGGCCACTGACGAGAACGACAATGACCGCTGCGCGAAATGCGGATGTCACATCCAAGAGAAGGCCGCGATGGCCGGGCAACTATGCCCGCTCGGGAAGTGGCCGGTTAAAGAGTTCAAAGAAGTCAAGGAGGCCGGATGACACTCACCATCGGGATGGCGGTCTACAATGACTTCAAGAGCCTCTGGCACACGGTGCAGGCCAACCGGCTGCATCATTCGAATGTTGATGAGTGGATCGTCGTCGACAACTGCCCGGAGTCGATTGAAGGCCATCGGACGAAACGATTCTGCGAGCGAATCGGCATTCGCTACGAACCGTTCACGGAGACACGCGGGACCGCGGCTCCAAGGGATCACCTCTTCCGCGTCGCGACCGGCGACATCGTGTGCTGCATCGACAGCCACGTGCATCTGGCGGACGGCTTTGTCGCGGCGTTGAAACACTACTACCGGCGTCCGGGCGGGGAGCGTGATCTCGTGCAGGGGCCGATGCTGTATGACCCGTACGTGACGCACGAAGGCTACCCTGACATCACGACGCACTTTGAGCCGGTCTGGCGGGACCATATGTGGGGCATCTGGGGCACGAACCCTCGCGGCTTCTCGACGCTCGCGCCGGAGTTCGACATTCCGATGATGGGGCTGGGTCAGTTCGCGATGCTCCGCGAGTCATGGCCGGGCTTCAACCCGCGGTTCCGGCAGTTCGGCGGCGAGGAAGGCTATCTGCACGAAAAGGTCCGGCAGCGCGGGGGGCGTACGGTCTGTTTGCCCGCGCTCCGGTGGGCACACCTAATGGCCGACCCGGCCGCGAAGAAAGAGTTCCCGCTCTCATGCGAGGGGAAGGTCTGGAACTATCTCGTCGGTTTTATGGAACTTGGACTCGACACCGAGCCGATCCGCAAACACTTTGTCGACGGCGACGGCATGGCTCCGATGCTGGGACGATGTCCGGCTCCCGTGTACGCGATGCTCGAAGCGGAGGCGAAATCGGACCGCGTCCCGGAATGCGTCGAGCCGTTCCCGTGCAATCTCAGGATGATGCAACAGGCTCACCGCGAGGTCCAACTCGAAGCCGAGGTGTCCCGAGACAGCCTCACGGGACGCGAGCGGGTCACCGAGGACCAGCGGCTCGAGCGCATCGAGCACTGCCGGACGTGTGACAGGTGCGAGAGTATGGAGTGCATGGCCGACAGCGAGAAGCCTGTGGCGATCAAGGCCGCCTACGCCCACGAATTCTGTCCCGAGGGATTGTGGTGATCGCGCACTATCACCAGACCATTCCAGGATGGTTTAACTTCGCCGCCCTGTACCGTGAGCAGGTCGAGCGAATCGACAGCGGCCACTTCGTCGAGGTCGGATCGTGGTTCGGTCGCTCCACGGTGTTCATGGCGGTCGAGATCGCGAACTCCGGCAAGACGATCCTGTTCGATGCCGTCGACACTTGGGACGGCGGCACCGATCAGCTGCTGCTTCGACAGATCGCCGAGCGGGGCGAGGACGAGATTTACCGCGAGTTCTTCGCGAACATCACGCCAGTCAGGGACTACGTGACGCCGATTCGGCTGCCGTCGGTGCAGGCGGCGAAGCGGTACGAGGATCACTCGCTCGACTTCGTCTATCTCGACGCATCGCACGACTACGAGAGCGTTCGGGCCGACATTGAGGCGTGGACTCCGAAAGTGAAGCCGGGCGGCGTTATCGCTGGTCACGACTACAAGAATTCGATGCGAGAGCATGTGTGCCGTGCGGTCGACGAAGCGTTCGGGCCGCGCATGCTCGGGCTTGTCAGCCAATCCTCATGGAAGGTGACGCTGTGATTATTGGAGCCGTCTGTTGCACTTATCGTCGACCCGAACTGCTCGCTAACGCGGTCGCGTGCTTTGAAGCCCAGACCTACCCGAATCGGCGTCTGCTGATTCTCGACGACGGGCATACGCTCACGAATCAGGAGGGCGATCGCTGGGCCGTCGTGTCGCTCTCGCACCGGGTCATCGAGGGGTTATGGTTCAAGCGGAACCTCTGCGCGAAGTATCTGGTCGAGCGGTTTCCCGAGGTCGACGCCCTTTGTTGCTGGGACGATGACGACGTGTTTCTGCCGAATCACCTCGAGCGGATGGCCCAGTCGCTGGAGGTCAATGACTTCACGGCCTGCTCGGCAGTGCATTCGACCTACCAGCAACCGTTCGGCCGCGTAATGACCGAGTCCGGTTTCGGAAGGTTCGAATCGTCGTGGGGCTATCGCAGAGAGCTATTCGAAATGGTCCGTGGCTGGCCGGCGGATAACGAGCACCCGGCGAACGACCAACTATTCGGGCAGCGGATGGAAGCGGCGATGGATCGCAACCGCGGCGACTCGACGCCGGATGGTGTTCCGACCTACGTGTATCGCTGGCACGGCGGGAATTGCTCGGCTCACATGGGCCGCGACGACTGGTATCGCGGTCAGGAGCAGCGGCTGAACGACGACCGCTATGTCGGCGAACTGGAGCCGCGGTTCGATGCCGAGACGCTGGCGATCTTCAAGCAACTCGGAATCAGTTGCGGCCGAACAGAAAGTCGCCCGGCGAGTCCTCGTCGTCACCCGGCGCCTGCGCTCGCCGGGCCAGTTCAGTGAGGGCCCGCGCCGCCTCTTCGTAGGCTTCGTGCGAGGACTCCAGCACGAGGTGGTGCCGGATCGACTCGGCGAACTGGACGCGGTGCGATACAGGGAGGGTTTCCCAGCACTTGCGGCAGATTTCCACGTTGACGATGGAGTGCGGGCCGGCGACGTGAATCAGGTCGCGGGTCTCGCGTTGACAGACGGTGCACCATGCGACGGCCATGCCCGGAGTATAGGCGGCAGTCCCTGCCGGATGAAAACGGAAACCGGATGAAAGCCAGCGATGACGATTTCTGGAAGGCCGTCCGGCTGGGCCGGGAGCCGCACCTCACGAAGAACGAGAAGCTCGACCTCGCGTACCTGATGGCGGACTTCAATATCACGCAGTTCCGCGAATATCTGGTGCAGACCGGCTACGAACAGAGCCAGACGACACCGCGTGCGAGCCAGTAGATCAGCGTCAGCCCCAGCCCGACGATCGTGATGTCGCGGATGTTGCGGGGCATCAGGAGTGCATCCGGCGAAACTCGGCGAGGGCGGTCTCAGCGATTCTCGCCGCCGTCGTGCCGCCACGCTCGGCCATCTGCTCATACCAGGCCTTCAGGTCCGGCGCGACGCGAACCGTGAGCCGGACCTTGGACTCGCCGTCGATCGGCGGGCGCCCCGGAGATTTTTTTTTCGATTTCGACATTTTGGTCGGCCCTATGTATTGACGTGTGACGATACCGCCGACATAATACATACACAGTCGAGTTAAGGCAACTCGGCACCAACCCCCAGCCGGACGCGACCGGCCTACAGGAGACGAACGATGGAAACCCTGACGATCTACCGCGGACTGGTCAATTTTTCCTACGCTGGCGATCGGCAGCGCGGCAGTTCGCACGGCTGCCCGGACTGCCCGTCGGTAATTGTTGAGCCGTATGACGCCGACATCCACGGCGAGGCGGGAGCGGTCGACGAGCGACATGCAGACGCCTATCACGATG